GTTAATACCAAAACTACCCTAACATGTCTAGCAAACCTGTTAGAGCTAAGTCTGGCTGTGGAAACCCGAACGGAAGTTCAAACGGCACTGGAGTCGCGCCCGTGCCCGCAAAAGGTGGAAACAAGCAACAAACTAGAACTGTAAGTGTTTCAGTTCGAAAGGCTGTAGACTTGCCTGCTAAAGAAAACACAAAACCTGTGGTCAAGCGGTCAGCCACAAACAGGAGGAATCCTGAAATTATGACCCCGGTAGACAGCCCGAAGGGTGGAACGGTGACATTACCTCATGTTGCTGTGAAACCATTGGTTACTAAGCGACCAAACAAAGACTTAGGTAAAGATACCAACCCTAGAAGGAGTGAAATGTCGTGTCAAACAGATGATATTGGACTTCCAGAGTTGTTATCAGTCCACATCGAGAGTAAATTTGTACCATTCAAAAGTTTACCAGGAAAACGGAAGATTGTCACAGCTTCAACACAAACACCTAAATTGAAATTGCAGACACATAATAATTTGATTCAGATAATTCGAGAAATTGAAAATATTGAACGCGAATCTGAAATCCATGGGCATAAGTTATATTTCCCAGTTGTTTATGAGCCAAAAATCGAAGAACGATTGAAACGTTTGGCGAAACACAACTTGAAATTAACATTTGATAAACAGATAAGACCCATTCAAAGTGTGTGTTCCAATTATTACTTGTTCACAAATATGACACAAGTTGATGGAGTTTGGACAACAGAAACCAGCTTTCAGAAATTTAATGCTGGACATATACCATTGAAGTATTCTAGAATCTCGAGTTTATTGAATGTTACAAATGACCATCTTGTTACCCTCGAACCAAATCTTACCTTCACTTTCGGTTTAACGCCTGACGGACGTCCGATAAGAGAAGAGATACATCCTGAGCATACTGTGGCACAAGAACCGCCACAAGATTATGTTCCACCACCGGAAAGACCATACATTGAAAGACCTGCAAAATGGTATAATAGATTATTATTCAACAAAGAATCTTCAAAAATCTACCTTGACACTTTGGATCAACGAAAAGTCGGTAGATTGACCATAAGGAAAGATAATGATGGACTCGGTGAAACAGTACCGTCAACATTAATAGACGATAAGTTGCGTATCTATCTGTTAATGCAAAAGTGGCCTGAATATAAAACTAGGGCGGCAACACTAGATCACATGTCTAAATTGGCACGAAAATATTACCCGGATGAACTCAAAGTGACATTTTCATCATTGACACCAGAACAAGTCATTAGACATCATGTGACAGTGCAGAAAGTTGTGGATGAACATTTCGTACCCTTCTTGTTAGCTTCAGAAGTACCTGAGGATGATAGAAGGCAAAGAATTGTATCATTAAAGAAAAGATTATTCGATAGAACTGGTGGTAATCTTTTCCGACACAATAAAAATTTTCAATAAAGACCCCCGAGAGGACGTGTGTGCGTTTAAATGAACAACTTGACAGCATTTGCCAATGTGATGAAGAACTTAAGAACATTGGCATTTGGAAACACGCCGCAGCATACGTCCCATATTTACCACTGCGTGAATGTCAAATTAAAAATTACCCAATAATGTTCCCTAATCCGAATATCAATGATGGTGAAATGTACATAATGTCATCATGTGTGCATAATGACATTGTTGGGCTACGCAACCGTTACCTCAGAGATAATCCAAACTGTTTTGCTGCTAACACAACAGTGATTAATAAAATTGTAGATGAATTAGCTGATAACTTGAGACCCCACTACACTGGAAAATTGTCACTGCGTGAATTTCTTGATGAAAAGAAAGGAAAATTACGTAGAAGATATGAAGATGCAGCCCGCAAGATTTATGAAAATGGATTTGCGATTGAGCGCCACAGTGATGTACAAGCCTTCATCAAAAATGAGATTTACTCTGAGAAGAAACCACCGAGGATGATAATGGGCAGAGATCCTAGATTTAATCTTATCTATGGATTGTTCACAACTGCGTTAGAACATGCAATGACGCATCTGCCAGAAATTTCTAAAGGCCGTAACTTTAAAGATCGAGGTAGGCAATTTTGTGACAAAATTTTTGGTGCAAATATTGCCGAGGTTGATTTTTCAAAATACGAATCAACACAACGGCTTGAAATTTTAAAACTCGTTGAGTTAGGCTTAGCCAAAAGATTGATGGACGAAGGCGATTTTGAGGTATTTCGCCAGTGTTTCATAGCCAAAATGAGAAAACGTGGTGTCACGGTTAATGGCACAACATTTGAATTTTGGTATTGTCGTGGAAGTGGAGACATGGACACAGGTTTATTTAACACCTTAATAACCTGGGTTGCATGCAGATATTTTGAAATATTCAACAACACCGGATATCGAAATTTTATTTGCGATGGAGACGACAATTTGATGAAAATACCAATTGGACATCCTGAATTGGTAGACACATTCGCCCATTTTGGTTTTGAAGCCAAATTAAAGCTGGTCACCGATTACCATGATGCTGAATATTGTAGTGGAAAATTTATACAATACCAACCTGGAAAATTCTATTATGTACAAAATGTTTTGAAATTAATGGAACAAGTCCGCGTATTTAGAAAACCACAATTTGCACATTGTAAAGGTACTTACTATCACTCATTAGGCTACATGTATAGCGTGTTATATCCCAATTTCCCATTATACAGTAGAATAGCTAGTTTTCTTATGAGGATAGCTCCGCGCCGGCGTGTCAACACAACCATGCTCAATGAAATTAACCCAAGTCACTGTGAAGCTTTCAAGGAGTCCAAACAACTACAACTTGAATTTGATCAACAGCAACTTGAAGTTGAGATTGGAATGTGTTTCGATCTGACACAAGGAGAAATTAGCCGCTTATCTGATTGGTATGACGCAAAGATAGTTACCATCAACCAAGATGAAGATAAACGATACAACGTTACTAGCACACCCGCAGTTTTGCTCACTTCATTTGAGCAAGATGTTGTTGAACAACTTATGGAAACCACAACAAGGCGTCATAAATTTTCGAAGTTGTTTCAAGATAGGGTAGTTCAGCACCTTATATAACATCCAAAACGTCACTCAGGGCAATTATAATATGAGTGATACGTATCCCAACCGCGTTGCGGGACACGGG